TTTAACAATTATTTTTTAGGCAATAAAAAAACTCATACTTTTTATAGAGGTCTTTCAGTTAAAACAATTAAACTAAATTATGATTAGATATGCAAATATAAACTATTTTAATTTCTTAGAAACATATCTGCCTAAAATTTTACCTACAAAAGTGAGAAGACCATTTTGAGCATCGACTTTCACCTCGATGTTATCAGCAGTCTTACTCACTTCTATATCCAGTTTCTTAGTATCTAATTTTACCTCACTTGAATTTTCGTCTTTATGAATTTCCAACGATGCGTCATTCACTTTAATTTCAACATCAACCTTTTTTTTCTTTGCCATTATTTTATAAATTTAGTATATACTGATTTTCCTTTAATCTTTGTCATTCTTAATGCTTCCTTTCGGTTTCCAGTTGCTTTGTAACTTATATGAAACCACCCAGCCTGTGTTTCCGTACCGCCCTCAAATATAGCTTGGTCAAAATCTAAATTCTCGATTATCCAAACAAATAAATCTTTGTCATGTAAATCTAAGTCCATTGCTTCGCCTTTGCAGTGCTGAGATGACTTTGCCCCTCCAATAACTTTATTTAATAACGTTGAACGAAAACCAGAATTGATTTTAATTGGTTTACCTACCTTTTTTCTAATAGGCTCAAACACTTTCTCACAAAGCAATTTAGCTTTTGCAGTTTCACTTTCATTCATCTTATTTAAGATGCTATGCTTTGTCGCTGATTCCGACCTTTCAAATTCAATAAGCGATACGTGTTCAGATAGTTTCATCTTCTAATTCGTTTTTCGGTAAAATTGCATAAAAATTATTAAATAAACCTTGTTTGTTTTTTTCAGTTTGTTCAATCAATGCTGTTTTACCATAACAATCATATAATCGTTGTTTAAGTTCTTGTACTTCGCTATGGGTGTACCATAACCATATTGCCAAAACTCCCGTTGCCCCTTGTTTTTTAATCACGTCTAAAAGTTCGTTTAGATTTATCATTTTTTTATTCATAAAATTAAAATTGAAGTGTTATATCCGTTTCCATTTGGATAACTGCATTCATTCCCACAACACCCACTGCAACCATGACATTCAATCATAGGTCGTAAATCAGTATCTTTGTTTTCTTCTGAAATAAACTCCGGGAATAACTTTTTATTTTTAATTAAATACTTTATTAATCGCTCTTCAAAGAATGCTGCCTTTTGTGCGTAGTGTTCCATTCCAAATGCTACCTCTCTTTGACTTACTGAACTTGAAAAATCCCCGTTTTGTAATTGAAGACCTTTGTTTTTAAGTTGGTATGTTAAACCAAAGACAGCATCCTCAGCACTTCTCCATGCAACTATTGGCTGAATGAATTTAATTAGTGTCTCTTCGTCGTTTGTCGCTGTTTGATTGTTATAAACATCCAGCATATAATTAAAAAAAACAGTTCCTAAAATTGGCATCACTCTAAGTTGTGCCTGAGTAGCTATATAAGGAGTAACATCCGTAACGTCAACATTTGCTGTTATCGGTGTATTCGTTTTTAAATATGTTTCTGTAATAAAATATAACATTAGACAATAGGTGTTTCTTGTTTTGGAATAGGAACTATATCGCCACCCTCGATTGGTGGTAAACTTGCTAAGGCTCTAATTTCGTTTGGTGTCATAGAACCAAGAACTTTTGTAGCTACCAAAGGAGACATTGTATTCAACGCATCGCTTGTTTTACTTGCACTTTCAGCAACTTCAACAATTGTTTCATTAATGATTTGAAAATTATTGATTCTTAATTCACCTTTTACTTTTGCAATATGCAATAATTCGTTAAATATATCTTCGACAATTTCTCTCAAAGGTTTTACAACGTTCTTTTCAAATATAACATAGGCTTGTTTTATATCACTACCAGAACCTAATGCTCCAGTTGTACGAACTCCCATTAATATCGGGTCGATAGTATGAGCAAAACAAATCTGTTCTGTATTTAAACTTGAAGCCTCTTGAAATAGTTTATCATTTGCGTTGGTTGGTAAACTTTCAATCTTTGGTAATTGCTCCGGAGCATTCGCAAAGAACGCAACTGCCTTTCCAGCATTTTCAGCACCCTTTAATTTGTCAATCGTTCGTCTAATCATTGACTTTTCCTCTTCGCTTTGCGGTCGCTTAGGAAACATCATAGCAAAAGACGGGAATACCGCATTCTGAATGTTTGATTTTGCTAAGTACGACAACTCCCCACTTAAAAAAGCAAAGTTCAAAGCACTTGAATACTGAGGTAACGGATAAAAGTCTTGACCAATACAAGGTAACTCATATATAAATAACTGCTCTAATTCTTGATTTAATGGATTGTAAGGCACTATCTCCTCTACATCAATACGTGATGACCAATCCTCGCAAATAAAGTATGTTTGACCGTCTCTCGAACGTCTTATTTTCTCCGGTGATAGATTATCAATTCGTTTTATTTTTCCACGTTCTGAAAAACACAATCTAAAATATACACGGTTATGAATTACAAGTTGTTTTGTAACTATTGAAGCAGTCTTTTTTAGCTTTAATTTGTTTTCAAATGCGTACAAATCTAACTTTTCTTCATTTGTAAGTTTATCAATGATAATGTTAAACCCACCCCCAACAACTGCATTCACTTTATAATCAACTATCGCACCATGCAAAGGAGAAGTGTAATACATTTGATTTAAAACCTCTGGATATAAGTTGTCCTGTCCGAATGGAATGTAACCAGCAACCTGATAACGACCATTCACATAAGGTAATGCAAGATTTGCACCGCCAATTTTAACAAATGGTGTACTGAAAGACTGATAACCCTCCACAACTTCAACACTTTGCTTTTCACTTTTAGAAAATATATTGTACCATGCCATAATTAATCGTAAATTGAGTTTACAACTGCTCCAGAAACAACCATACGACCCTCTTCGATAATAATTCCCGTAGTGTCTTCAATCGTTATCGGTGCAATTAATGATTCATAAACAGAATAAGTGTACTGTCCTTTTGTTAATTCAACATCAACCGGCTCATCTAATAAGAATTGATTAAACCTTTCAGGATACGTTGAAATATCCGCTGTCGTAAATAAAATTGGATCGCTTTCAGGATTCATTTCATTTTGAAACACGAATAAATAAAAAGGATTTGTTAACGAACTAACCTCTGAAAGTGTTAATACGATATTGTTTACCTCATCCTTGTTTATGTAAATCATAACTATATTAAATTAGTTCGTCTTTTTGTTTAAAAAAAAAGCACCCCGAAGAGTGCTAATTTTGATAAGAGTAAGCGAATTAAATAACAGATAATACAGTTGACTCAGTAACCTCATAGGCTAAAAAGTCATTTTGCGCTAAAAGTGTAACGGAATACTTAGAACCATCTGCACGAGCTGTTCCAGAACCCTCAGCCGATGCTGTTAATTGCAAGAATGGAAAATACCAATACTTACCGTTAGCATCCTGTACAATTGCGTTTAAATACTGTTGACCAGCACCCAAAACTTTAATAGCTTGTGACTTCGATTGATCACGTCTATGGAACATTAAAGTAATTGTTTGAGTGTAATAAGACGAACCATTGATTAAATCAATAGCAGCCTCTTCAGTATAGCTTCCAGTATTTCTTCTGATTTCAAATTCAGTGTAAACGTTTGCCGGATTTGTTAATGTAATTGAATCGATAGTCCACGTTAAAGTTGGATTTAAAGTGAATGTATCAATGTTATCTTGTTGGTTTATCCACACTTTGTAGATTCCCCCGGAGTTGTTATCGCATGATTTTACGATTCCCTCTAATGCTTCACATGACATATTTATATATTTTTTTTATGTTTTACAAAAAAGGGGCGAGGTTATCCCCACCCCTTAAACTTATTTATTAATTACCGATTAATCAAAACAAGAAGCCCAAACAGCGATTTGCTCAGGGTTTGTGTAATAGAAACCAGCTTTAACATTTGCACGTGTACGGATATAAGGCTCAGCAACTGAATCAGTCAAGTTAACTGCTTTCAATGCTTTTGAATCTCCCTCTGCATCAAATGCGTAAATCAAATCGTCTTTCAATGAAGCTACGATTGTGTTGTCAGGCATACCCTCACAAACTACAACTTTAATTCCTAAGAAAGTCAATCCCAAAGGTAAAGTTACATAAGTCAAAGTGTTACCAGATGCAGCAGCAAGTTCGTAAGCAGCAGCTACATTTGAAGAAACTCTAAAACGTAAATCAGCTTTTTTGAATCTTACTGATGCTGGTAGTCCATTAAGTACAGCCTCAAAAGTAGCCAATACATTTGAAGTATTAATAGCACCACCACTTGTATAAGCAAGACTTCCGCCGTCTTTACAAAGTCGAGTTAAATAACCGTCACAAAGTGCCAATAAATCATTCTCGCTTGTGATATCACCTTGCCAACGGATTAGTTCGATATCCTCTTCGATTTGTTTTGCCATTTCTCCCCAGTAATAGTTCATGAAAGACGGTACTGAGAAATCACCGTTAGACCCTTGTGTCATTTGCAAAGCAACGAAAGATTGCTCTAAGTCAAATTGACAGATTTGTGCCATTGCAGAGAATGCACAAACATCGATATCAATAGCATTCAATGAATCATTTGGAGCAGTAAAAGCACAAGTTGAAGCCTGTAAAATTGACCCAAATGTTACGTTACCAAGTTTTGTACGAGATTTAATTCCCGGCAAAGCCCGATAAGTATCTGCCACATCAGCAGTTAAATAAGCACGAGAATAAAACTCGTTAGGATTCGGACATAACAATGCGTTTGTTTCAATATCCAAATCAAATTTTAATTTTCTTTCCATTTTTATTGTTTGATTTTAATTAATTACTTAGTTTATTTAATGCACTGAACTTTTCAGCGATTGACATTTTTACCTCAGATTTAAGTTCGATTTCCTCTTCGGATTTTTCCACTAACATTTCCTCGATTTGAGTTTTTAAGTCAGCGATAATTTTTAATAAATTGTTTACTTGCTCCTCAAGAATTGGTGTAACGATAGCCAAAACAGCTTCAGCATCCGTTGCCGGGTCAACTGCCATTTTTTCTTCTTTTACAACTTCTTCTGTTGCAAGTTCTTCGGGTGCTGGTTGCTCATCAATTGGTTCCGTTTCGGTTGTTACTTCCTCTTCGACAACTGATTCACTTTCCATTGCAACCTCTTCTTTCGGTGCATCTTTAATCTCGATAATTTCTCCGCCTTTTACAACGTAGACTTTACCTTCAATTAGATGTTCGCCATCAGGTAACTTCATATTATTTAATTTTAAGTGATTACTTAATTTAAGGCCCAAAAACCCCTCAATAGAAAATCCGATTTGTTCTTTACCAACTAATTCGTTGTAATAATCTTTGTCGGTTACTTGTGCGGTCAACATCAATGTGCCTTTTGGAACTTCAATACCGAACGTGCTAAATGCTTTGTCAGATTTTGGGTTATCTACAATCCACGATTCAAGAATATATGCGGGAACTGTTTGCGTGTTATCGTGTTCAAGATTAAAAATATCTCTATTCTTTAAATCTTGCATAAATTTAGCATGGATTTGTTCTATTGTTTCCGCTGTAAATTGCACGTAATACTCGCCTGTTTCATCATCCCGTCTATATATCTCCATTGGAATCATTGCCGGTGCTGTTACGCGGTATTTTACGTCATCTGCAAATAACATTTTTACATCATGGTTGAATGCCATACCCTTAACTTTAATAGCCGGATTTGAAGTAAAAGCGATTTGTTCAATGCCTAATTCTTGACCGTCTGAATACTCAGGGTCAATAGTGATTTTATAAACCGGTAGGTCTTTGGTCATGCCTATATTAAATTTTATTTATATTTGTTCAAAAATTATAAATATGATTGAAGTTTTAGGTAGGCAAATAGCCAATAAAATGAATGAAATTACTGTTGAGGAATTTGAAAAGATTTCTGCAATACATAACGATTCCGAACTTGACAATGTAGAGAAACATATTCGTGTTTTTGAAGTTGTTGGAATAGACGAAGAGGAATGGGATGATTTTAATTATTTCGTTGAAAAAACCAGAGAATTTAACAATGACAATTACGAAAAAAAAGAACCAATCGAAGAAATTGAAATTGACGGATATACCTACAAAGCTGAATTAAAACTATCTGTAAAAGATACAAAGCTAATTGAAAAGCTAATCAGTAAAACAAACAAGCACAACGTTGCTGATATACTCGCTATCATGTTTAAACGTACCGATTTGAGCAATACAGAACACTATGCTGATGCTCACTTAAAACACAAGGCAAAAATATTTAGAATGCAACCTGCTGAAATTGCTATCCCTTATATAACATTTGTAACAGAAACAATTTCAAATCATGCTAATAAACAAGCTGCCGACAAAGTGGAATCAAATAACGATTGAGCAATTTCTTGAACTTAGGAACTTAGAAAAATCAGACGGTGTTTTTAGCTATCAAATTGATTTGATTTGTACGTTATTGGATGTTTATCCCGAAGAGTTTGACGATATTACAATCCAAGAACTTGACGAGTATATAAGCAAAATAAAGTTTATAAACTCGGAGCCACCAAAACAATATCTTTCTGAATTTGATAACTTTAAATTGAAGCCATTATCTAAGTTAACACTTGGCGAGTTCATTTCTTTGGAATCATATTTCTCAGATGACTATGTAAAGAAACTACCAAACATTATTGCAATACTTTATAGACGGTTTCGTGTTAATGAATGGGGCGATGATACCATCGAACCTTATAATTATAATTCAAATGACCGTTTAGATTGGTTTCTTGATTTTCCTATTACGCACGTTTACGGAATACTTCCGGAATATATGAAATTTAGATAATCTATTATTGACCAATACCAAAATCTTATGGATGAAACAGAAGAGGATGAGTATGAGGAAACAGAACAGTTGGATGCTGAGGAACGCAAAGCAATATATGACGAGAAACGCCATAAGAAATGGGCGTGGGAGCAGCTTATATGGTCGCTTTGTCAAGAAGATTTAACTAAGTTTAATGCTGTTTGTGAATTACCCTTAATTCTTGTGTTTAACTTTTTAGGAATGAAAAAAGAATTAAACATTTAGTATTCCAATGCAGCCCAAAACTCACCAAATAACGGATTAAAGTCATAGATTACGTTTTGCTTTTTACGTAGCATTGCACTTACTTGAACTAATGGATATTTTTGTGTTAAAAAAGCTAAATACTCAGCATACATTTCACTAATAACACCCTCACTTTCTAAACGATTATTAAACTGCCTAACTAAGTGATATGGTTCTATGGTTATTGTACCGTTATTTAAAAACCCAAAGTAATACGCAGCCAGTATTTCGATTCTTAAATTACCCACAGTTGCCTAATTTCGCAACGAAAGACGAAAAATATCCTTTGGTTTATATTGCCCCAATAGATGCGACACCGGGAGTTGAGGGATTTACTACGGATATTCAACTTGAAATTTATTGTATGGATATCATACAAAAAGACCGAGCAAATATAAACGTAATTCTAAGCGATTGTCATTTGATATTAAACGATTTTTATGTATGGTTTACTGATAGTAATGACTATTCAATAGATATAATGGCACCACCAACAATGCGACCTTTAAACAACGATTTATTAGATTATGCAGCTGGGTGGGTAATGACAGTTACGTGTACTATTGACAATTATACAGATTGCCAAGTTCCTGAACAAATAGGAGATTAATTTTAATATAGGTATGCCAGCAGCAGAATTTAGACTTAAATATAAAATAAGAAACAAGGCAGCACGTGTTCTTAAAAAAGTTATCAAAGAGGATGCTTTGATTGATACCGGTACTTTGTATGAATCGGTAAGGATAAATGCTAAATTTACAACTGAGGGT